TTTCCATATTTTATGAAATTTCCTAGCGGGGTCGGCCTCGTGCAGAATACAGAGTACGGTACAAAAGAGGCAGCACTCGGGGTGTTGAAGTATTGGAAAGAACATTCATATAATCCCGGATTTAAAGGGGGCGACGACCAATCAGACACAGGGAAAATAATAGAATATACCATCCAGGATGGACAATGGATTACGCGTACGGAAGGAGTCGGGGATGAATATACCCTATTAAAATCGGGGGATTATTTTTCGGCTGTTATTATGGGTGTTTAATATTTTTGAATTCAAAAATATTAGCTGTTTGTAATTCCTCCACCAAAAGTATTTTCCGTACTATATTCAATGTAAAGAAACCCGTCCTCGTCCTTATAATCTTCATACAATTCACCCACGGTTCGCCCCGGGTTTACTATAGTATTTTTGACAAAAAAGAACATGGCCTTTATCGAGTGGTCTTCATCCGTCTTGACAAAGTGTTGTTTTTTTACTATATTTATAAATGCCCCCATTTGTCGGTCACCCGCTACCAGGAATTTATTCTTTTTGGTTTCAGGGGCGTCACTGTTTGGCTGTTTATATACAAAAATTGGAAAATGACCCTCGTGTTTATCCTTGAGTTTCTGGGACTCTTTTTGGCGGTGCTCCCGGGAAAAGTTGTGTTTGAATTCTTCCATTTTTAATATTAGATATAATATGAAAGGTACTTTTTATCCAAGTTTAAATACTTATGTAGTTTATAATAAACATCCTCAGTAATCCGAACCGGTAAAGTGGATGGAAGTCCTCCGTAAATCTCTGAAATATCAGGATTGGTAACCCGAAAATAAATCATGTTTACTATATATTGAATAACTTGCTTAAAACTGCGCACACCTTTTTCCTCCTCTAGCTGAATGGCGATTTTAATAATAACACCATCATCAAATACTATATCTTCTGGTTGTAGATTAAGCTCTTGGACGGCTTCAGGGATGAGATGCCGCTTGGCAATAATTATTTTTTCTTTTTGGTTGTATCCGTCCATTTCAATCACAGTCAAGCGGTCCAGCATGGCCGAATTGCGCGGATTGTAGTTCATGGAAAAGAAAAATAAAACGTTTTCGAGGTTTTGTTCAAGGCCCATCAAGTAAAGATCTTTGAATCGCGAATTCTGGGTCTTGTCGGTAACGCGAATTAATTCTGCTTGAACCGAAGCCGAATCCCGCGAACCTGGTTCATCTTCCGTTCCTCCAATTTTATCATATTCATCAAAATAAATAAATCCTTTATTGGCATGACCATATTGGTTAAAGAGCTGCATAGCACGTGTAATTTCGCCTTCATGCGCGCCTCGATAGGCGTAATTACAACCAATCAAACTATCAATATCAATTCCACCCGCGTTAATAGCATAAAAAGGGATTCCCATAGATTCAGAAACAATCTTGATGACGCTTGTTTTACCGATACCGGGAGGTCCTTTGAGTGCAATATTACGTGTATTTTTCGGGTTGTGGAGATATCGATTAATTTCGACCAGAATATGATTTTTAAATTTTTGCATCCCATAGAGTCGGCGGTCAAGTTCTTGGGATAAAAATTTAATCTTGTTTTCAATAGGAGTGGTCGAAAGTTTATTATAAGGTAAATTAAGTGCAAGACGAAACCAAGATTCCATGCCATTTTTTTCATCCATTTCAGCCATATTATTATAGATTTGATATTTTTGGTATAAAATGATCTTGTTTTGATCGAGTGTTTCCAAGTGTATTATTTTATCCTCAATATCATCACCAACTTCTGGACAGAGCCCCTTCAAACGTTTAATTTCAGGGTGAACTGGTTTACACAATTGCTTGATTTTTTTCTTGAGGTCAAGGCGTTCAAATCCAACAGGTGTGCTAGCATAAATCATGAATTGCTCCAGAATATTTACTTTTTCTTCATGGTCTAGTTCAAGATCTAATAAATTAGTGAGGTTGGGTTCAGACTTTTCCAAGTGTTCTTTGAGAGCCATGTATTCGTCAAATTTCTCTGGCGGGACACGCGCTTTCATTTCTTCTTCAATTGCCGCCAAGCTATCGGTGTCTTCCCAGTCCTCATCTGGATCAAAATCGGGGTCCGTATCGCTAGTATATTCGGGTTGTTCGGGTACCTTTTTAATTTTCGGCTGTTTTATTTTCTTACACATCTCCTTGATTTCATCCATGGCTTTTGCCGACTCGGTTGGGTCTTCTTTTGGATCGATAAAATCCTTTTTATTTTTAGCAGACCTTAGATTCGGCCGGCCGATTCCTGCATATTTAGTATTTATAGTCTGCGATCGGGTGATGGGCATTTCCTTTATATATGTTTAGACCTCTAAGTTTCATTTTTTAATGTCTAAAATCGGCTTAAAGATGGTCTCTTAATAAGATTTAAAATATTTATTTGGGATAATTCCGGGCAATAAATAAACCATTTTGAGACTGAATCGATGATCCTTCGGTAAATCCCGGGATACGTTCCGCCTCTTTTACAGCGTCTATAAAAGTACCTTGACAAATTTTATAGGGTTGAAGGCTGCTGGGTGTATAAAATTTCCATTCCTGGAAACACCGGGTGGTGCAAATAGGTTTACAATTCTCCCAAAAACACAGCTTGCATTGACGCATCATTTTTTGACGAAATCCACTCATTTCTAGTAAAATTATTTCAATAAATGATTTTGCGCGGGGATGCGCTGCACTGCGTACCGCAACGTGTACAATACACTCAAAATTGAGTAATCATAAAATATATACCCTATAAATAAATGGAAAGATGTACTAAATGCAACAAGAAAACCTGGGTGATTCATAACTGTCAATGTGGTGAAAAGTTTTGTTTGAATCATCGATACCCAGAGTCCCATGATTGTAGCTATGATTACAAGGGATCGGCGAAAGAAATTTTAAACCGTAAACTCAGCAAAGTTGTCGCGGATAAAGTGGAAAATAGGATATGATTTACTCGGGATTTCTAGTATATATAATTATAGTAAAAAGTATACCACCATTCCTTTACTAGATTTTTTGCGGTGGTTATTTTACGCTTAAGCGAGTTTTGCCAGTCGTCAGAGGTATTTTGTGAAGGGGGATTCGGGTTTAATTTTATGTCTACCCATTCGTTATTCATTTATTACTATGAAAAATTTCTTTCATAATATTTTCCGTAGTAATAAATGAATGGATTCGGACAAATTGCTATTACTCAACACTCTGCTCGTCACGCCGGTGGATGCTGCTGCGGGACTACCGACTGCTGCAAAGGCGTCGTCAGCGTCTTTAAAACCGTGAATTGTAAAACCGTCACTACACCCTGTGTTCAGACGGTATGTGGTAGCGTTACCAAGCCCAAGGCTTGCGGTAGCGTGAAAGGGAAGGTTGTACCTTGCAAACAACGCCAGTAAATTATAGGTTATAACCTGTAATTTGTGCTTTTACAAATAAAATAATTTTTTTTCCACGCTTTATAAAATGACGAATCCAGACGTATGTTTTATAGTTTCGACCCCCATGTTTTATACACCCGACGACCCGCAAAAACAGTGGCCTCTTTTCGGGTTGTTGCTTTTGAATTCGATGAAACGTTATTTGACCGGATCATATAAAGTTATAGCGGTAGAGACCGAGGAAGAAGAATCCATAGTTGACTTAAAGGCATATTGCGAAAAACTCGGCCCGAACTTTCAGTATGAGAGGGTCTCCCATCCCCACCCGGCTTATCCAATTAGCGCCAAGATTGAAGCCATGAAAAAGGCCGTCAAAGCAGAAAAGGCGGTTGTTTTGATTGATGTAGATGCCGGTTGGTTTGGGCATATGGATGTAAGCTGGTTTGATTTGGGGCTCGGTCATGATATCGGTTCGTTTCCTGGTCTGAACGTTTCCCGTACCTTCCCTGTCACGGGTAAAGATTGGGATTTTTTGCGTAAAACAATAGACAATCGCGGCCGCGGACCACCTAAAAATCCCAAGGAATTAGGAAATTGCGGTACTCATATTACTATCCTCAACCCACGTTTTGTAAATATTCATAGTTTTGTGGATCGCTGGTTGGCCAAGACAATTCAAATGTTTAAGGCTTACCCCTACCGTGAATGTGATAATGCGACATTTACGCTTTTAACTGAAAATCGCCGCATCAAGTGGGTAGAGCGCGACCTACATAACTGTACTTTTGATTATGTGAATATGGGTATTTTACTGGCCCGTTTCCCTAAACTCATCGCGCTCGCGCAAGAACTTTATAATACCGATCGCGTGTTTCAAGAAACCGTCGATAAATCACCTCACCGCGGCGGAATTGTTAAAAATTTATTGAATGCGCGCGTCGGCGCGGTAATCCCCCCACCTAACGCTAATGTAATTGTACCCTATCGCAACCGCGAAATTTTCCGCCGTAACGAGTCAAACCAAAAAAGATATTTTTATTTTACGGATCCCTTCAGCCGGGCAATTATGAGTATCCGCCCGAAAATCGCCGCACTACTTCAACCCAAATCTAAGCGTGCACCGCTCAAGAACGAATTCGCACCTGATAAACAGGCTCAATCTTTGGAAATCATTGCCAACCCCAAAGCATTCCGCGATTCCGAACCCCAGGAACGTACTCAAAAGCCCAAACTTTACAAGTCTCAGGTTAAAACATCCCAACGCATTCAAGCCATCTATGAACGCCTTCGCGCCAATAATTTGAAGAAAATTATGAATCTCGGCCGCAGTAGTTACAGCGAACAGGCTAAATTTTACCCGCAACGCACAAACAAAACATACGGCGGGTTTTATTAAATATTATATTTATTTTGTTAATAAATGCAATATATATCAGATATAACCGATGATACGATAAGCGTATCACCGTATAGTCATTTTACTACACATCAAGCAATAGAGTTAGCTAATCAGTTACCCGAGTTTGGTCATATAACGCGAGTTAATTTAAATAATCATGATATTGAAGATGAAGGCGCTATAGCATTGGCTAAAGTTAAACAAATAAAATATCTCGATTTAACTGCTAATTTAATTGGAAATAAAGGAGCACAAGCTCTGGCGCGTAATAATACTATAAAAGAATTGTATCGATGATTTGGAAGCCTTAAAATGGGTGTACGTGACCGTTATGAATGATGTTTATTACGAATAATTATTCGTAATAAATTTACCATAGCTTTTTATTCGCTAGGGGGCTATGGGGGAACGCGAGGTCCCCCAAAACTGATTTTTAAATTTGTATCCAGCTCTACAAAAAATGGATTACCATATTCTCGAAGGAGTCACAAGGGAGCATCTGAATGAACTGGTTAATAAAAGGATTAAGATGGGTTGGACACCACAAGGAGGCGTATGTGTTTACCTTAATTATCAAAAACAAGAGACATTTTTCCAAGCAATGATAAAGGTTGATTAACCTTTATGATCTGGGTATACCAAAATAAAATTCATAGCGAACTTCTGGGTCCACCACACATCCGCGGCATTCCGGGCACCTGAGGATTATCGAATAATCATGGATTAAATACGGATTTCGGCGTAAAAGTCCCCGAAAATAATCACTGTGGTTGATGGAGCACTCAGCATTATTAGGAGGGGGACACACCAACTGATTACACTGGTGTTGCATTTTTTGTAGAGTATTTACTTTAGGTTTTTATCGTTTAAAATAATAATTCCTAAAACAAATGTCTTTTGTCAATGGTTTCGGCGCTTACGAATATAATAATTATAGCGTAGCCGGGCAACCGGTCCAATTTTCTAATCAATTACCTTCTTGGTATCCCATCGAGTCTTCCCTTGACTATTTCAAAAACGGGGATACCGTGCGTTTGTATGGATATAACGGGCTCATTGTAGATACTTCTTATTTTTACAATGGCGGGACTATGACCCGGCTTGATAACCGCAACAATACTTATGATCGCGCCGAATATACGCTGTTTGGTGACTCAAACAACAAGATGTGGATTAATTCTGGCCAGGGGTCGCTCGATGACCAGAGTATGTGGTTGGATAAGAATACAGGCAACTTTTTCACCGTTTCGCCTTATACTGTCCCTTACCCCGTGAAATTTGTCCCCGTTTATGGCACTGAAGGTACCCCGTTTCGTGGGGATAAATTATACCCGACACAGCCTTTCCGCATCGTCAATGAAAAAGGCGAATGTCTCCACGTCTTTTTCAACCAATTTACCAATAGCATGTTTGCACCACTTGAAGCCCAGCCTTATCTTAATAGTTGTACCGTCTTTTTCGCGCTCCGTCAAGACCCGGTAAGTTCAGCCACGAGCGTCGCCGGCACCGCCTATATTGAAATGCTCAAGAACCTATTCGGCCTCCCACCGACTCCGTTATGGGAGTCAGCTCACCCTTAATATAGTTGGAACTTAAAACGGTTATTTTACCCATAATTATTGGTAAAATAGTTAATAGAGCATTAGTGTTGTATTAAAGTTTTTGGTCAATTTACGAAAGATTTATTATAGGATTAAAATGTTTTTCATAATACTTGGAAATTTTATCCATAAATTCTGGTTTAAATATTTCTGGTCCAAGTTCCCGCATTGCTATTCCCTTTATATAGCATAAATAAATATTTTGTTTATAATCATTTTTATATAGTTGTTCACTTTCATGTTTTAACCTTTTTAAATCATTTAAACTTGACCACGCATCAACATATGATGCGAAGCATATTTCCAAAGTTCTTTTTTCTATACAAGTTTCCAAGCTGTTTAATATTTTTAGTACAGATTCTAAATATAGAGAAATTTTTTCCTTTGCTTGTGTATACTCTTCATACTCATCAATAATAATAGTAAGAGTATTCATTAAATGGTAATATTGATCATGAACAAATAATTTACTAGTAGAAAGTATAGCATCATTATCTTTATATGCTCGAATAAATTCCGTATGGTTCGCGGTATCTATAGTTTCAGATATTTTTAAAAATTTATCTTTAAAATAATAATTCCAGGCTCTAAGTATGGCTTCCCTATTCGGTAAAAACAATATATTTCCATCGAAATCATACCCCAGAAATTTTAATTTATTGATTTTTTCTTTATCTTCTTTCAGACAACCGGGAGAAGGCTCTAAATTTGGTTCTATATATTCGGACGATATGAATCTATCATATCCTTCTTTATTAAATTTAAATTTATATATGAAACCACCATGAGGGGATTCTAATTTACCTATACAATCCCAAGATATACCTGATAAAAGGTCCATTTACAATAATATTATTCTTTAACTATATTAGGATATAAACATTGATGTGCTAACTTTTAAGATTTGCGCGACATATAGGCCCGGAATGTACCACAAAACCTGTAAATGCGTTATGAAATATTACACCGTTTTGGTGGCGCCTCGTAGGTATTGTGAACCACGGTTATTTTAAATTTTCGACCTTGCCAACGGTGTTGATAATCTTTTATTTTTGTAACCCTCCATTCAGAGTCTTTTAATTGCTCATTGATTGTGTTTTGAGCAAATTGTCTATAACTATCATTCATCCTACAATCACCCATATGTTTTTCATAAATTTGCATATCCCACCAATTATTAGCATACGGATTACATACAAACCAAATTTTTTTCTTATTATGTCCTGCTTCAAATTCAATCAATGCCTTTTTAATAATGCTTATTAAAATAGGGGCTACAACCTCTTTGAAATTTGACTTGAATAGTTTTAAATCCTCTACCTTCCGTTCTTCATTCAACGACTTACACTCGTCTAATTTAGGCAGCGTGATGGTGCTTTTATTATCAGTCATTTATGTTTATATTACCCCTTAAATTTAATCCTAAATCAGTTTTTCACGTTTATCCTTTGGGCGAATTAGTTTTTATAGTTAAAAATTAATATCCTTGAAATAAATGAAGATTGCATTTATTGTGGGGAAATCGGCGGATAATTACCCCCTTAAAATCACCTCGAAAAAGGCCCCCAAATGGTTGAAACAGTGTAGTTACGAGGACACCACCTCTGATAATTATGTACCATCTGATGTGGCGATGGCGAGTTATATAGAATGTAAATATCCTAAAGTCGATGTTGAAATTATTGATGGGTGGAATGTGCCATCTCTCACAGTTCAAGACCTCAATCAATACAAGGCCATTTTTGTGGTATATGATGCTATCGAAGTATTTCATTGCAGTAGCCGGAAAACTTGCTCAAAAGATCGTGATACATTCGAGGCGCTGATGAGTAAAACTACCGCTTGCGTATACCCACCGCCCAAGTTTCATAAATATATCATTAGTAAACCCACTTATTATAAAGACCTCGAAAAAGCAGGGTTACCCATCGTACCTTTTTTCTGTGATACCCCCAAGGCTATCCTGGATAATATACCAGCCTTTCGCGCCAAAGTAAAACGGAAGGGATTTCAAGGTGTAATCATCAAGCCTTCTTATGCTGGTTACAGTTTGGGTATTATTGTATTCAAGAATCTTGCTCGTACCACTGACGCCCAAATCCGTAAAAAACTCTCAAAATTAGTGGAAAAAGGTTTTACTGAATTGACGGTTCAGCAATTTATATCCAGTTTTGCCACCCATTATGAAATTCGTACTTATTGGTTGAAGGGGAAATATGCCTATTCGGTAGGCACCCTAACTGAGGCTGTAGGCACGGGCGGTGGATTACCAATTACCGGTTATGATTCCTTCAAGAGCGAAGGGGGAAAACTTCCGGATAGTCTATTAGCGACCCTGAAACCTATCGCAAAAAAGACATTAAAAGTAATGAAAAAATATGATCCATATCAGCTCATGGTTAGGATTGATTTTGGGTGTTGTATGGATAATGTTGAAGGGCAAATATTTATTAACGAGGTAGAGACTTATGCGGCCAATCTCCTGGCTGATCATACCAAATATCCTATTGTCGAAAAACTAGCCGAGGTTTCCTATAAATTCGCCCGCGATTGCAAGAAATAATATGGTTGAATTCAACCATATTATGATAGTGGCAATCAATATTGTATTTATCATAATCATTACTATAAACACTACTGTATGGAGATAAGTATAACCAACCTTTCGCTTTATCATAAAAGCAGATTTCCTACTAGCTGATTAAAAGTATAATAAAATATTTTATTATAAATGGGTCATTATTTTCAGTTTAAAATAGAAAATATGGGATTTTCACATACTATGCTTAGTATCAGTATTTATATAGGATTATTTTTCTTGCTTGCTTACGGGTTTCAACAAACTTATAATAAATCCATCCCTGAAGCCAATAAAAACTATAATAAAATATCGTATACATCAGCATTGAATTTATTTGCCATGTTGATTATTTTTATTATATATTTATACGCTCCATTTATATCGACCTCTATAGCTGGGGGTTTATTATATAGTATGACATAATTAACCATATTACCATTGTGATACATCTTGGTTTACATATCGATAATTAAAACCATCAAAAACATCATCCAAATTCAGGTCACCACAATAAAATACTTTGATATATTGCTGACCAAAATAAGTAAAGGGGTAAACATATACTACCTTTTCGCGTTCATAAATTTTGCTACATAATGCCTTTAGTTGTAGTTTAAAAGTATCGTCATCTTCCGGGCGTTCAATACGAAAATTAATCCAGTTTTTAGGGTTATAATCATCCCAATAAACTTTATCCGTCATATCGCGAAAGCATAATTCAATATGCTTCAAAGCTGCTTCTGTGACACAATAAGTAGAATTCATGGTAGGATATACTGGTGTAATAACGGCCATAAAGCATTGATCACGCGGGTAGCGATATGGGTTCCAATTTTTATATTGTTTTTGGGAATCATCGCGGGGTGCAAGTATCACAGGAGCCGGCCAATTCCAGCGACGATAATATCTAAAAAACAAATCTTCAATGCGTTCAACACTCATTTTGCTCGTATCATATTCTTGAAATATTTTTGCAACCATCAAAGTCCAGGCCATACCACCCGGATACCCGAGCATTGTACCATAAATATTCATGGTAAGCGCCCATAATTTTACGGACTTTACTACCTGACAAAATTCTTCAAAGTTTGGAATATTTTCAATCAACCAGTCGGAAACCAACACTCCATTTACCGCGCGCGCGTTAGCCTCCGTTGGTTTGATGCATTCCATCAATAATGTGTCTGGTGTTGCCTTGCGCTCAAATTCAGCAAAAATGAGATCAACCGGTGTATCATCAATTTCAACCTTCAACAGTGGGATGGTAGTCATCACTTGGCCAAGGATGGTAATTTTTGTATCATCTAACGCCTTACGGCAATCATCAATTGTTTTCCCATTCAAGCAACCCACAACTATATCGATATCAGAATCATAAGTGGTGGTACCGATATGGGCGCTGCCAAAGGGAAAACATTGAAAATCATCACCCATCAAAGATTTTAAATATGGTATTCTCGCAGCCATCTTTGGCACTACAAATTGTAAAATTTAAAAATCAGTTTTATGCGTTTATCCTTTGGGGTAAATCAGTTTTTCTCTAAATTAGCCTATTATTCAGGGATCAATCCAATATAAATTACTGCTGATATAATGTGATTCGTTCATATTAATAAAATCGTAGTTTAAATATTCATTTTCTACTATACATTCTTTCAAATCAATCACAAGAATGGTATAGTAGGCATTTTTATACCGTACTATTATTTTATTAAATATATTGTCTCCGCAAATTACCCTAACTAATTTGGGTGTTATATCATCCATATCTTTAAATATACTTATAATAACTGCAATTAATTTAGCCTGCCCGTTAATCCGATAGCCACTACATTTATGGGTGGTTTGGGTTTGTCGTAGTAAATATGTATTACGATTTTCAACTATATAATCTACTAATTTAAAACATTTTTGGGTAAATGTTTTGCCTATTCTCTCCCGTGAAGAAATATGATAAGGTGATTTCCCATATATAATTACTGTATCATCCTTCTGCTTTATTTTACAATCTACTTTTGGAAGTAAAAATTCATGGGGGATCCAATAATCCGCAGGATTTAGCCCGATTTTAAAACTCATATAAAAAGTATTATATGGCTCGACATCAAGGCTCATTTTATATGGAATCCGGGAGTAAGGAAATTCAGTTTTCACTTTTATACCAAACAAAAAAATTTGTTTTTCGGGGCCTCAAAGTCATATAAAATAATCATTTATATTTTATTCCTATAATTAAAATGAATTCTTTGACGTATCTGTTTTACAATGCTCCTCAATGCCCCCCTCCCCGTAGTGGTCATGGCTTATGCCCAGGGCAGCAATATAATTTTACTGATCCTGTATCGGTTAATATTCCGGTTCCGTTTGGAACACGTTGTCAAAATGCCGCCCCGCTCTATCTGCCTGTGAAACGTGGCGCGCGCGACCCGATCTTCAACAGTCGCGCACCCACCAAATCATACTATGAATTGGGTTCTTCCGGTAATTGGCCCTTGAAATTAAAGGCTAAACAAAAGGCTTTGTTGAAAGGCAAACCTTTTACGGGTGTTTAAACAATCAAGCAAAATTTTGCCTAATTGTTAGCGGGATCGTCTTGTCGGTGTAGTTGAGGGCTTGTATTCCATGCTTTAGTCATCGTTTCCACTTGACGAAGCATGCTGGCCAAATCGAACGGTGCGGGCTGGGCTGGCATTTGCGGGGCCCCGATTCGCTGATATCTGGGGGGACCAACCTGAGGATGAACTAGTTCAATTTCTGATTCGGTATCCGATTCGCTTTCGTCTTCGGTTGAGTCCGCTTCAGAGTCCAAGCTAGGTAGTTCTTCAGTATCATCAGTATAGATATCGCTCTCGTTTTCACCAACTACGTCAGTCACGGATTCGGTATCCCATTCTGACTCCGATTCGGTGTCGGGTTCAGACTCGCTAGCATAATTTTCAGGGTCTTCCTCAAATTCATCTTCCGTATAACCGTAAGGCTCCGACCACTCTGATTGAGTCTCGTAGCTATAATCTTCGTTGACGGGTGTATGGTCGTATGGAATTGTTTCAAGGTCAATTGGGCGCGCATCCAATGTTGCACGCTGAAACACCCAAGCATGGTCGGGTGAAAATCTTTCCAAAGAACCCATACGTTCAAGAATCTTATACCAGTTCGGTTTTTCGGCTGAGGTTGACAGAATATACAAATATAATTGTTCTTCGGTTGAGAGCAAATCCCAACATTCTTCAATATAGGTTGTGATGGAACCCTTAGGAATAACAGTACGGGAAAGAAGTGCAAAATACCCATTATTAAACAGATTTTGAAGGGCAAACTGAGCTTCATCAACCTCGAATCCTTTAGCCACCACATCTTCTACTATACTATCAATACCATGAGCGCTAACCAACAGGTCGCTGACATAGGTTTCGAGAGCAGCATAACGGGCACTTTGTTGATATGTCTTGAGACTTTCATATTTCTCGCATTCTTCGAGGTCTTGTTCAACCTTCTTTTCATAATCCACCAAAAAGATTTGAAGCATTGCTTCGAGTGCATTGCAGACGAAAGGTCCGGACGAATATTCACCACAAACAGGGCAGTGATGATTACGAAGCAAAGAGCATACACCACATACCGTATCTCCACATTCATACACTTGCGCATTAGTCATAGGTTGGTGACATTTCTGGCAATATACAAAAGAATAATTACTGTATTCAGGCTTAACGAGTTCTGACGAGGACATTTTTGTTTTATTCTGGTTTGATCCCATAAATCAATTTTTTACGACCCAAAATTTTTCCATCCATTATAAATGATTCGCGTTCAAGATTTATATCCTCCCGTCCCTCCCGTTTTTAAGGTTGGTGACTCTCCCCTCACACAAAAATACGCTAATACATCTAGTTATGCCAAGGTGGGTCAGGGCCATCAAACGCTGATTGTAGGAGATACATATATTGCAGGTGAAATCCCACCCATTGTTGAACATGATCAGTGCATCAACATTCCCAAACCGCCGACAACAGGTACAAAGCTTTTTCCGGGCGCGTATGTGTTTGTCAGCAATGTAGATCTTAATGGTGCGAAACATTATATCAAGGACTTTGAAGCCAGCTACGATTTTGTTTCTGTATTTAATGATTTGAGTTCGCGCCGGCGCCAGCTTTTGCCTTTATATACCACTGACGTCAACAAGGCTCGTATTTTTCGCGTCTTTTCTTCTGAAGGGTCCCAGGGTGCTTTGAAATGGGATGCTCCTATTATTTTGGAGTCTGATGGAATGTGGCTGAATGTTTCCGCCTTGAATTACCGAG